TCGCGCAAATCTTCTTTGCTGTGTTCCCACTGCTGCATAGGAACTTTGCCACCACGTTTCAACGGCACATTGTTAATTGGGCCTTTGGGGGTGGGCGGGGCGGCTGGAATGCCTTCTTTTTTCTTACGAGCGACGATAGCGCCAACGACTTTTTTCTTCATCATTGGGTCCATCATAGGCGAAAGCCCACCGCGAGCGTATTTAATGCCACCGCCATGGCACATTTTGCATGTGCATTCTTCATGGTGCATGCTTTTAGCGCGACCGCCATGTTTGCGCTGCGCCATAAAATTAGCCGCTTCATCCGCTGACATCCCCTGATCCTGCGGTGCGCCGGGGCGTTTCGGAGGCATAGGAACGGCGGTTGTTGGGCGGGATTGCGGCGATGGGGGCGTTGGGATTGGATTCGGAGACATCAAACCCGGACGCTTTTTCATCCCAGCGTTGTCAATAGTGCCGCCCATCGGTACGCCAGCACTTGTTACGGGGCCAACGCCACCAGCAAATTGCTTGCGCGGGCGGTGACCAAGGTGATGTTTCGCCTTGTGACCCTCCGCTTCAACGTGATGAACTTTGCCACCACGACGAAAACGTGTACGGCTCTTGGGTTTTGCGCCGGATTGTTCGTCATTTGTCAGGATTGGAACGCCATCATAGGGTTCGTGATCGTTAAAATCCGCTGATTTAGCTTTATCATGAAGGCCCATGCGCTTCATTTTGCTGTGATAAGCTGATTTCGCCTCGTGCTTGTAGTGCGTCATTTGACCATCTCCGGCTGCATTTAAGCAGCATATATCAAAAACTTAAACGCGACAATCATTGTTGTTGCGGGCTGGATGGCAGGATACTGCCAAGGTTTTGTTCAAGGAATTGTTCAGCCATCGGGGCGCTCTCTGGGTGAACAGCCATTTCACGAGCCAATTGCAGCGTTGCAATTCTCTCTTTACTTTCACGGTCAGACGCACGGTTTTGTGCATCAGCCATAGCGTCAACCGCACGAACCTTAACCTCCTGCTGTTTAGATTCCGCGTCAACCATCTTGGCTTGCGCGGTAATCATGCGAGGATCTGGTGCGGGTGGTTGCGGAGGTGCAAAGAGAGACTGCGCGTCTTCAATGCCCAACATATTCAGTATCCGCATATCAATTGCTTTAGCATCATAAAGCGCCGGATTTGCGGCTTGCATTTGTTTCAACGCCATAGCCTTCTGAATCCGAGCGGATTGTGATGGCGTATTAGGGTCGGCTACGGGGACGAAATTAACATTTTCCAACGCGGATGTAAGAGTGTCTTCAGTCCATGTGTGCGCGGGAAATTTGTTGTCTTTCCAAAAGCTTGTAGGGTCTTCTTTAAACAATTCTTTAAGAAGCTGGAACTCGCGGCTCTGCGCTTGATGCATCCGTTTATGAACGGCTGAAAGTACTTTCGTCGCCTGTTCAATCAACGCAATGGTGGTGCCAACGGGGGCTTCGGTATTTCCATCGCCAACCTGCAATTCCGCCGTGCCAGCAAGGCGCTGGCCACCTTGTTCAACATTCCCCAGCAATTGCATAAACGCGCCGTCAACGCCGCGATATGGAAGCTGAGAGATCACGTTTTGAATGGGTTGGCCACCCGTTTCAATGGGGACGCCGCCGCCGGGTGGGACGCGAAACTCGTTTGTAAGCTGCCTACCCGCTTGTTTTGCATAGATAAAACCGGGGAAGTTGGCAAACATACCGTTGTCAATGCACAACCGCCAACCAGCGGTTAACGCCATCGCTGTATTACCGACAAGGTGTAAGAGACCCAAGCCGTAGAAACCAAAACCCGGAATAAAAGTATAATTAACGAAAACCCCTTTGCGTAAATAATTGGGGTCTTCCTTCCGCCACCAGCGCCGAATTTCCAGAATTTCATAGGATACTTTATCCATCGTCACGCGATACGGCAGCTTCAAACCAGTCGGGCCGTCGTCATCTTCATGCTCATAGCCGGGTAGGTCCAACTCGCAATAGCATTCGTATATTTCACGCTCTTGATTTTCGATACTCGTGTTATTTTGCGGTTTAATCCCTTGCATTGATTGAATTTTTTCATCAACAACGTTATTTTCAGGTGGCTGAGACAACGTCAGGGATATGTTACGGTAAACGCCCAACAACTGCATCCGCTTTACGGTGCTTGGGGACATGCGGATAACGTGCGTAACACGTTGTGCATTTTCCAAATTTGTTTCGGCGTTGGAAATAATAATGTCTTTTACGTCAACAAACTCTGACACGGGGCGGCGACGTATCGGGCAGTGATACACTTTTTTGAACGCGGTGCCACCAAATCCAAGGGAGAAGTGCATCCGTTCGGTATCTGGGTAGTATTCTGACGCCGTAACCGTCAGGTAATGGTTCATATCCGTTTCCAACGCCTGCATTTCAATGTCAGCAACGAGGCTTTGCAGACCATCGTTACGGACGCGCACGGGGCCATTAGCGGGTAATAGTTCACCACGGGCGTTAGCTTGGAAGCGGACGACGGCTTCAAGAAGGAGGGGGGAGCGGACTGTGGATTGGCCTTCGACAGCCGTAGATCCATCCGTTGCGTTACTCTGCGGCCTTTCAATCTCTGTACCCAGAAGATCAAGGCCCGTAACATATTGTTGCAACCACTTTGAACGGGATTCGTTATCCTGCCGAATCAGTCGTGCCAACTCCGAACCGATAGAAGCCAATGACGAACTGTCAATTTCCAACGCCAAATTTTCGTTGAAATCGTCGTCGTCACCTGACTTTTCTTTTGGCGGAGGGCCACCAATACTAATTGTAACCGATCCATCATCGTTTTCGATCTTTATGATTTTACCGTTGCCAGAGGTTTTTTTCTTCTCAGGGTTTGTGGATCCAAGATCCCCCAAAGTAATCTCTTTGGCGTCATACTGCGTGTAATCATCACCTGCAATAGGGTTCTGACGAAGGCTTAAAGGCGCTTTTGACATTGATTACACCGGATACAAGCGTGAAGACCGTTGTGGCTTATATAACATACTATCGTGCAATTCCGCTACATTTTCAACTGGTTTTTGTGCAAAACCAATTGTGCGTAAATGAAGCAGCGCTTGCGTCATACTATCCACCAAGTCGTCATGCGAGCCTTTGGGGAAGGATGTCGTCTGCGCGATAAGCTTTTCCACCCAATCAAAGTCCGGTGCATAAATCATGCCATCGGCAAACAAATGCTGAATTGCGTACGCACGAGCGACTTTATCGCCACGACCCGGATCAATAAGTTGAATCCCCCAATCTTCGCGGGCGAAGTGGGTGCGTAACTCTTGGGAGACTGAAATACCGGACGCTTTAGCTTCGATAAGCAGCTTATCAATCTTAAATTGTTTACATAATTGCCCGATTTTCTTCACAAGTTGGGGAAATTCAAGGCGATCCTGCCACGCATAAATAAGCATAATACGCCGATTTCCTTGGCGATCCGTCCAAACACCCCAGATCGTCATCGCAGAATAATCGTTTTCTTGTTTGGATGTGTACGCCGTATCCACTGACGCCACGACGTATTCAAATGGGGGGAAGACGACTTTGGATATACCCTCTTTGCTGGATGTCTTTTCATCCCACAGGATCCACCATTCGCGTTTAATGATACCACCACCCTTTGGTTCTGGGCGTTGTTGAAGCTGTCCGGCGGCGGAAAATGGGCCAAGGCGGACTTCAAGATCTTTAACTTCCTCCTCGCCAAACCGTTCCGGCATAAGGAGTTCACCCTCTTCACGGTCATCGACGAACCACTGGGTTATGCACTGCCTATCGGGTTCGAACCGCATGGGTAAGCATAGATGCGTCCAATTACCAGTGTCTTTTGACAGGATGTGACCCGTCAAATCACCTTCATGCAGACGCTGCATAATAACGATAAACGCCCCTGTTTTGGGGTCATTCAAGCGGGTGGACATGGATTGATCCCACCATTCGATGGTGCCTTCGCGCACCGTGTCGGATTCCACCTCGTTGGCGTTATGCGGGTCATCGACGATGATAATATGACCCCCTTCACCCGTCAGCGCCCCATCCACCGATGTTGCGAGGCGGTAGCCACCTTTGTTGTTTTCAAAGCGAATTTTGGTGTTTTGGTCCGATGTGATGCTAAAACGATCCCCCCAGAACTTCTTATACCAAGGGGATTCGACGAGACGGCGGGTCTTAATGCTGTCGCGCAACGCCAGATTCTGGGCGTAAGAGGCGAAGAGGAATTGAACGTGGGGACCGGAGAGGGGGCTTTTTTGGCGCTGCGCCCATAACCATGCGGGGAAGGCGACGGAGACCATGGATGATTTGGATGAGCGTGGTGGGACGTTGATGACGAGGCGGCGGATCTCTCCGTTAGCGACTGCGGCTAAATGTTCACCAATGGCGTCAAGGTGCCATCCGGGTATAAAAGTATTTGGATCAATGTACTTCCACGCCCCCTGAAGAAAATCACCAAGATTCTCCTCATAATTAGCGCGGAGGATTTCCATGACGGCTTCATCGGGGTGCTGGGATAAGACCCCCGCGTTAAATTGGTCGCGGATGACATCCCTACTCGTCTGAATCGACATGTATCACTTCACCTTCAATAAGTTTGGGGTTGCTCATGCGCGGCGTAAGCTTTTGCAGCATCGCCATGCGCTCTTCGTAAGGTAAATTGCTAAAATCAAAAACAACTGCGGGCCTACTATGTTCATCTTCCGGTGGCTTATCCCGCCAACCTAACTGTGATTTGGTGATATAAATCCCCGCTTGGACGGAGGAGGGGGTATCTTTCATAGCTTGTTGATACAGGTTTTCTACGACTAAAGCATTAGCTATTTGACGACCGCAGCGAATTTCATGGATGTAATTTTGTTTTAACCAAGTCTTTGAAACGCCTACGGTATCCGCTATTTGGTCATATGTAAGACCCATTTTGGATAGACCCATGATGGAACGCCGAAGCCTGTCATCGTTGTTTATCTCCTTCCGCTGCCGTTTTGCACGGGGTGC